ACTAGTGCCGCCCTGTGGTCCTGCGATAGTTGCGAACTTACTTCGTGCTTCGCCTAGCATATACTTACACGCTGCAAGTGCATAGTCCTTAATCCATTGCTTGGCCAAATAGTCTTCAAGTAACTGACTGTCAGGACGATAGTTGTATGCTTCGATAAGAATCTCTTCGGTATCAGCTCGTGGTCTTTGCAGTATGGTTAGTTTCTTTGTTGTTGAATTCCATTGAAACTCTAAGAACGAGCCAAACATTCTGCCTACTAGTTCTTGGTGTTGTGCAAAGAAATCATAAGTTGCTAGTCCGCCCATTTGGGTAGATCCGCTCAAAAGATATGTGTTTGTGTAAGCAAGGTTAAACGGTTCGAAAACTGTTCCGCTGCCTCCGCCACCGTGGCGTGATCCGACACCTCTACGATATAGTTTGCGTACTTCAATTACTTCTTTTGGCAAAATATATTGGTTTTGATCTATCACCAACGGAAGAAAGAGATAAGATTCTTCAACAGCGTGGTCTGATCGCTGTCGAAACTTTGACAGTGCTTTTTCAAGTCCTGTTTGGTAGTGTATAGGATCCAACTCGACATCAACCATGCCGCCACCTAAAAAGGCTTTAATGTAATCGTATACTTCTTGTTTTTGTGTTGCTAATTGTTCTTGCATCGATGTATCAGTCATTGAAGTTCTCCGTATTGTATTTATCAAGGATAAATACGTTTACAATATAGGTAAAGCTAATGCCAAGACTAAGTTTATACAAACCAACACGCGGGAATGATTACTACTTCATGGATCGTACCATTCTCGAATCGTTTACTGTAGGCGGTACCGATGTGTTTCTACACAAGTACCTAGGAACCGACGACGGCGAAGTTGTCAAAGACAATACACAAATACAAGACCTACTGTTTCTTGAAAACAGAGATCGAAAGTACGACAATGACATTTATCGAATTCGAGGAATATATAACGTCCAAGATATTGACTTTGACTTATCGCAGTTTGGTTTGTTTCTTTCTAACGACACAATCTTTTTGACAGTGCACATCACTAGTTCAGTAAAAACTATTGGGCGTAAAATAATGAGTGGTGATGTTATTGAATTGCCGCATCTAGAGGACGAATATGCTGCAAACGATTTCCAAACAGCACTGAAACGATTCTATGTAGTTGAAGACGTTAACAGAGCTGCTGAAGGCTTTTCGCCTACGTGGTATCCACACTTGTATAGACTTAAACTCAAGCAGCTAACCGACACACAAGAATTTAGTGACATACTTACTAAGCCCGAAGACGAAGATCTGTTTGAAGGAGAGTATGACCCAGAGAAAACTTACGCAGTAGGACAGGTTGTAAGATATAAAGGCAACCTCTACGAAGTAACAAACGAAACTACAGGTAACGAGCCACCAGATGAGAATTTCTTTGCTGAGTACCAGGACAATACCTTGAGAGATCTTTTGAGCACATACGAAAGAGAGATGCAGATCAATAACGGAGTTGTTGCCGAAGCAGAAGCTGCCGCAGACCAGAGTGGTTATGATGTTTCTCGTCTTTACACTGTCGCACTAAATCACGACGGAAGTGTCGACTTACAAACTGTTGACGAATCTAATATTGACACAAGTGCATTTACAGTAACCGCTGACGGCATCTACGGAAAGCCTGATAGACTAGGATACACTGGATACTTGCTTACAGACTCAAACGCACCAAACGGCGAAGCATTCGGCATGGGAATTCAATTCCCTGAAGATAACGTCGAAGGCGACTACTTTTTAAGAACTGACTTTGTGCCAAATAGAATGTTTCAATACACTGGTGACAGATGGAGGAAGATGTACGATGACGTTAGAATAACAATGACTAACGGTTCAGACAGACTTACTCAAAAGGGCACGTTCATCAACAACGACAATACAACTACAGTAGCAGGCGAAACGTTCCCAGAGAAACAGAGCCTGTCAAATGCTCTTAAACCTAAGGCTGACAATTAATGCACATCTATAAGTGGACTCATATAGAATCAGGTAAAGTTTATATAGGACAGTCTATACAAGATCCTAATCGAAGAAGGCTAGAACATATAGCAGACTGCCGTTATTCGAGCAAGAAACATCATTTCCATAATGCTATAAGAAAATACGGAAAAGAATCATTTGCTTGGGAAGTAATAGATTATGCCAAAAGCCTAGAAGAACTAAATGAACTAGAAGAAAAGTACATTGACGACTACGACAGTATAAAAACCGGATACAACCTAAGGCAAGGTGGCAACAATAGAAAACATTCAGAACAAAGTATTAAACTTATGAAAGAATCTCAAAAAGCAGCTCATACTAGAAGAAGAGAGTCCGGAGGTGACGGCGGCTGGACAAGAAAAGATGGTGGCGCTATGAAGGGCAAGACTCAGACAGCCTCTGCTAAAAGTAAAATAGGTACAGCAAACAGCAAGCATTATAAAGGCAAGACCTGGGAAGAAATTTACGGCGTCGAAGAGGCTAAAAAACGTAGAGATGCTATGAAACAACGTGCAAAGCAACGTAAGGAGCAGAAGAATGTCTGATTTCTTTTACGATAAACAAATAAGACGATATCTCACTCAGACAATTCGTCTATTGAGTAACTTTTCACACCAGGACGCTAACGGCAACCTCAAACAGGTGCCTGTAATGTACGGAGACCTCACACGACAAGTTGCTAACATAATCAGAGACAACTCCGAGAACAAGATTCCTAGTGCACCTAGAATGGCTGTCTATATTACCGGACTCGAGCAGGATCGCACAAGAACTGCTGACCAGACTTTGGTTAGCAAGGTTAACGTAAGAGAACGAGCGTACGACAGAGACAACCAAGAATACCTTAATACACAAGGTCAAAACTACACTGTCGAAAGGCTGATGCCAAGTCCGTACACTTTGCGTATAAGTGCAGATATATGGGCATCAAATACTGATCAAAAATTACAAATACTTGAACAGATTCTTGCGTTGTTTAACCCAAGTTTCGAGATACAAGCAACAGACAATTATATCGACTGGACTAGTTTGACTGTTGTTAACCTTGAAGGCGTTGTATTTTCATCAAAGTCTATTCCTGTTGGTGTTGATTCAGAGATCGACGTCGCTCAGCTTACTTTTAGTATTCCTATCTACTTGTCTACACCAGTCAAGGTTAAGAAGTTAGGCGTTGTACAAAAGATTATAAACAGCATCTACGACGAAGCTAATGGCAGCATTGAACTAGGCATTAGTGGTCCTGAGTTAGCTGCTTGGGCTGACACGGCTCCGCCAGCAGTTCGTACAGGCGATATAATGGACAATGAGAACGGAATAGAAACTTCAACGACTACAGACGTTACTAGTAACAATAGAACCGTTGTTGCTACTACTTGGAAAAATTACGGCCTATTTGTAAACGGCAACCAAGCTCAGATAATCGACGGACAAAGTGTTGGCACTGTTAGTTGGTTAGAATTATTTGAAGCATATACTGGCCAGTATCAAGCTGGTTCAAGCAGAATATTCTTGCAATCGTCCGAAACTAACAATTACATCGTAGGTACAATTGCACTTGATGGCATGGATCCTACAGTAATCAATATCACATGGGACGGCGATACTATTCCTGAAGATACTATTATTGAAGGCAGAACCAATATCGATTATATCATCGATCCGGCAAGGTTCAACCCTAGTTCTGTTAAAACAGTTGGTATACGTCTGTTGTTACTAGGCGATATCGGCAACGTTAATAATGCTGACGGCGCAGATGCTTGGAAGAACCAAGACGGCAGTGACTTTGTTGCTAGTGAAAATGATATAGTTGAATGGTACATTAATTCTAACTCTGGTCTGCGCGAATGGCGTATAGTATTTGATGCTAGCGAAGAAACTGAAGTAGCTTACACTTCAAACCTTAACACTGGATACCAGTATAAGTGGACCGGCGATTATTGGATCAAGAGTTGGGAAGGCGAATACTCAGACGGCGCATGGCGTTTGGATCTTCTTAGCTAATTACTTGTATGGATCAAATAGTTTGCAGTGGTGCACTTTTCTACGCACTTGACACACATAGGTTTCTTTTTATACACCGCACACAAGGACGTCATAAGAACCATTGGGGACTTGTAGGCGGAACTGCTGAAGGAGTCGAGACACCGTGGCAGGGACTACAAAGAGAAATACAAGAAGAAATTGGCGAAATAGAAATTCTAAAAACTATGCCGCTCGAGAGTTTCGTGTCTAATGACTATCAGTTTCACTTCCATACCTACCTAACACTAGTTGCTGAAGAATTTATCCCTAACCTTAATCATGAACATGATGGTTATGCTTGGGTTAGTTTTAGCAAATGGCCCAAGCCATTACATCACGGTTTAAGAAATACTCTCCAGAATAGAACTATCCGAAGTAAACTTCAAACAGTTCTTGAGGTTATTGATTGGCTTGATATCAACTCATAACAGCACTATTACAGTGCTGCTATTCGAGCTTGGAAGTCTGTAAAATCAGTTGATGCTGCTACTTCAGCCTGCAGAGTGGCAAGACTTACGTATCCTGGTATAGTATTGTTGATACCATCTACAAGAAGTGTATTATCGTCACCAAATACCGAACCCGTTACTTCACCGTCCAACGTACCTGTTACGTTGCCTTGTACATTACCAAAGAACGTGCCTGTAGCAGTAATGTCACCAGCTGTAATAGCGTTTGTTGTTGTATTACCGTTGCCAGTAACAAGATCTAGTGTAAAGTCAGTAGAGTCTAAACTATCAAGAGTTTGTGCATTGCCGCCGTCAACTGTAACAGTTAATGTAGCGTTACCTAAGTCAGTAAACGTTGCTGTACCTGTTGCATCGCCGTCTAAGGTTAATGTTGGATCACTTGTCGCTGTAGTAGCAATGTCAACGTTGCCTGTGCCGTCTACTGACACGCTGCCAGTTACTGCACCCGAGACACTAATAGTTCTTGCTGTAGCCCAAGCTGTTGCTGTGTCTGCGTTACCAATTAGGTTGCCAGTAAAGGTAGTAGCAGTAACATTTTTATTGATCGTCCAACTGTCGGTAGCCTGATCGTATGTTATATCAGCAGTACCGTCAGTTCCTAGATCTACAACAACACCTGCTCCGTCTGCTGCTACTGCATCAGCTGAGCCGTCTGCAAGTATTAATGTGTTTGATGTAGTGGTCAACGACGCTGAGTTAATGTTAGTGTTACCGTCAACAGTTAGGTCGCCGGTTATAGTAGCATTGCCGCCTACGTTAAGAGCGCCTGCAATACCAACGCCACCGTCTGTAACTATAGCACCAGTGTTTACATCAGTAGATGCAGTTGTGTCAGTCTGTGTAATTGCTCCTGATAAACCTACTGCACCAGTTACATCTAATGTACCTGCTAGGTTTAGCGATGTACTCCATGCAGGAGCAGAACCGTTGCTAACAAGAACTGTGTTTGTTGCGCCAATAGCTAAACTTGCTAGACTATCTGCTGCATCGCTATAGACAATATCACCTTGAGTGTACGTTGCAAGGCCTGTGCCGCCTGACGTAGTAGGCAGGGCCTGTGTCAGTGATACACCAGTTGAGTCAATCAACATCTCTCTTGTACCAGAAACAAAGAATTCTAATTCATTGTTATTAGCACCTAAAGAAGTTTCTGCTTGAATATATGTGTTGCCGTCAGTGTCAGTAACACCTCCTAGCAATTCCCAACCAGTACCGTTATATCCTTCAAATATTGTTAGATCAGAGTTGTAACGAATTTGTCCAGTTGCAAGAGATGCAGGACGTTCTGCTGTTGTGCCTACAGGAATCTTAATTGCTTCTGTAGTATCAAACGAAACGACACCTGTTGCTGTTAAGGTTCCAGTTGAAACATCGGCAGCAATTACGTCGCCTCGGAAGTTTGTAGCTTGAACGTCGCCTTGCGTGCCGGATACTACTTCGCCTGTGATTGTTGCATCAGGAATAAAAGTAAAGTAACCAGTTGAGTCATCGAACCCAAAGAAGCCGTTTTTACCTGATACTCCGTCGTGCCATTTAAAGTTTATGCCACGATCCTGATCATCGTCACTTGCTGGAAGTGTGCCGCTGGCTCCTGTACCTATGCTTACGATTCTATCTACTACATTCAACGAGCCGTCTAAGATAGTGTTGTTAAATACACTGAAGTTGCCGTCAACAATAACTCCGCTATCAAATGTTCCGCCTGTACTCTTTGGTACAACGTCGCCTACCTTGAATGTGCCGATAGAGATAATGTTAACGTCGTCGTCAAGAGTAGCGCCGGTAACGAGTGTAAGTGTTGTGTCTGTAGTTGTATATTCTTCTACTTCTTCTAACACTTGCCCATTTTGAATTACAATTTCTGTGCCGCCTGGTACTGTAGCAAATGTGTTACCGTTGTCATCCGCTCCTGTAAATTCAGTTTGTCCGCCAGTTGCAGTAAACTGATACCTTGTAACAGCTTGACCTAACGGAATTGTAGCCCATTCGTTTATGCCTGTGCGTGCGTCAAATGCTTCGTAGTTTTCGTTTGTTGTGTTCCAACGAATTGCACCTGTTGTATCTGCTGGTCTCTCTGCTGAGGTACCTATTGGAAGAACTAGAGCCTTAGTTGTGTCTATAACAGCGTTGCCAGTACCGTCTGGTGTTATTCTAATGTCGCTGTTCGTAACTGTAGTTGTAAGGCTGTTTGTAGTTAACTGTAGGTCACCTATAAACGCATCTCTCCAGTACTTGGTAAGTGTGCCAAGGTCGTATGTGCTTGCTGCGTTTGGAACCAGGTTAGATTCAAAATCTGCACCGATTGTGATGCCGTCAGTGTCTGCATCACCGATTGTGATGTTGCCGTCTATAGTTAGGTTACCGTTTAGGAAGGTGTTGCCTGTAACAGTTAGGTCTTTAGGATCACCTGGACCTGATCCTACTTGTGTGTTGCTGTTGGTTACTACAATGCCAAGGCCGTTTGACGACAACTGAAGGTCTAAGTCAGTTGTCGTTGTTTCAATTAGTGCTTCAGACGTTTCACCGTTAAACGACAAGCTGCCGTAAGACATCTTGGTGTCTACGTTAGCTGCGTCGTTAATAGTTAGTCTGCTGTTGATAATCACGCTGCTAGTAGTGTTGGTATCAATTAAGATATTGTCGCCACTCGCAACAGTTGTTAGCTGGTTTTGCGTTAGGAATAAGTCGTTTGCTTCAACACCGGCTGAAGCGTCAAATCCGGTTAGTCTTAGGTTGCCAGACAGCACAGTGATATCGTTGCCGTCGATGTCAACGTTGTCTACAGTTGCTTGTCCGGATAAAAGTGAAGTTGTTTGAGTGGTGCCTGTGATGTCTAAATCGTAAGCTGGTCCAGCGTTGTTTACGCCGATTCTTAAATTGTTTACATCTACGTATAGGAGGTCTGTTTCGACTGCTATATCAATTCCGTTTCTTACTAGGTTCGCCTTGAGTAGCGGACCCGATATACGACCTACATTAGCCATTATCTCTCCTTATACGGGGATCCTGTCCCTCTAACCACCTTGCCTCGCGGGTTAACCACGGTTTGTTTGTAAAGCCCTTCCTTACATTAGTAGTATTTATCTTTGCATAAAAAAATAAGCTACCTGGGTAGCTTACTTGTCAAAGTTATGAACTGCAATTATAGGTCTGTCTGCATCAGGTGGCGATCCAAATACAACGTACCATCCATCTGCATACGGTGAACCCGGCCCTCCTAAACTGCCGCTTACACTTTCCTGCAGAGTGTAGTTACCGATTTCAACTAAGCCGTCTGATAACGGTCCTGGAACTTGATATACGTTTTCTACATATATGAATACGTTTTGTGCTGCTACTGGAACAGGATAGTCTGCATCGCCAGAAGCGAGTGGACCAAATACGGTTTCAGTTGCGTCGCCGTCACCTAGGTATTGAGTTACAATGCCAGGATCTTGGTTTGGCTCTTTAAAGCGTATTTCTCTCCACTCACCGTTCTGATATACTTCAAACTGAGTGTCGTCTGTATTGAAACGCATATGGCCTTCAGTTGGATTTGCCGGACGTTCTGCTTCAGTGCCCTTTGGAATAAGCAGAACATTTTTGCTATCCATTATTACTTGGTCGTCAACGTCGTACTTAACGCCATTGCCTTTAATACTTCTTAGATTTGTATTCTGTGCTTTTAACAGTCTCATTAGACCTCCAAGTAACTCACTGTTGCTACTAAGTTGCCTGGTGCCGAACCGTCGATTACAATTCTATCGAACTCGCCTAAGATGATCTTTTCTGAATCAAATGTAAACGTTTCTCCTGCCGGAAGCGACAGCCTTCTCACTACAACAGTTGTACCTGGCGATATTGTACTACCGTCAGGAACAATATACATATCGAAAGCAGAATCTGCTGAGTCAGCGCCCGGAGCTCCAGGGTCAAACTGGTTGCATACCATTACTGTTGTAACTGCATACCTTGTATCTGCAGGCACTAGTAATAGTTCGTGACGATAACTTACGCCGCCTTCGGTTGTTCCGCCTGTATCATCAATTGCTACATTTCTTATTGCCATTATATATTCCTATTAAAAAATCATGCTGTACAAGATTGCTTTGTTTTTACTTATCAATTCGTCTCTAGTAAATCCTTCGTTAACGAAGAAAATACCAGTTCCGCCGGGCTCTTCAGGTTTAGCGTAAATTTTGACGCCACCGGCAGCAACAGGTGCATCGGGGTCAATAACAGCATCGCTTGGCCCTAGTAGACCGTTAAGGTGTTGTGAAGTTGGTGTTAGTATCAGGCTGTCGTCTACTTTTACACTGCCATACCTATCGCCGACTAAAACAAGATCTTGATCTTGTTCAGTTGATCTTATAGTGTTGCCTTCGATTGTTACATCAAATAATCTTGTGTTTGTGTCTTGGAATGTTGATGTAATATTGCCGTCTATAGCAATAAGTACTTGACTTGTACCAGAAACAGTATCGTCTTGTGTTTCTACGTAAGTCTCGGTGCCAGCAAATGTACCTTCTTCAATTCTTGGCTGACGTGTTTGAGTTAGTGTAAAAGCAATTTGTTCTAGTACCCATTCTACGTTAGGTATATAATCTAATTTTTCTACTTCGTCGGGCGTAGGGTTTGGAAGTAGCCCAGAATCTACTATTGCTAGCTGTAGGTTACCAATCCGGTCTGCATAACCAGTAGCACCTTTAACTGTTACCATTCCAGTATTAGGTTTACTACTTCCTGGGCCATCAGCTACAGTGCCTATTAAATTTAAGTTTACTGCGTCTGGAGTTGAAATACTTACTGCTTGAATACCTAGAAGGTTTCCGCCTTCTACTCTAGGAACCCATGCGCCGCCTACAACACTATCTGTTTGAGGGTCAGTAAACGATATACTACCGTCATATACCCATCTAGCGGGATCAACTCCGGCTCCACGGTTTACTTCGATACCAGATAAGATCTCTTCAGGCGTTAACACAGGCAACTCGCCGTCGTCGGTACTAGGACGGTTTAACTGTATGATGTTGTCGTCTATAACTAAATCATTAGAATATACTGTAGTAGTAGCACCTTGTATCTCTAAGTCGCCTGTAACAATTACTTTACCTGGCAGGCTAGGAATACCGGTGTCCAATATAATATTGCCACCGTTGTCTATCTTTAACGTGTAGTCACCTGATTCTACGTTTACATACTTTGCCATTTGTTAGTTCCTAAAAATGGGGACGAATCCCCATAGATTAAATCTGAGTTAAAACAAGTACGTTTGCAGTAGAGTCGTCTTGGATTTCCCAAGCGTAAACGTTGTTCTCGAAATCAATTACAGTTCTGTTCTGTAGCTTACGAATATATACAGCCGATCCGCCTTCTACAAACCCAGTAATTACCATCTCATTATCGCCTGGAGTACCAGAGTTAACAAGTTCGCATGAACCTTGATTGCCCGAACCGTCTGCTGCATCGTTTACTACAAACACTGTTTCTG